CTACTTGATCTAATTGATCAAGCCAATACTGTAAATTGTTAAGTTCCTGTTGCCAATTGTCATGTGCTGTCTGCACTCGTGCTTCATAGTGAGCAATATTGGCTTGAATGCCTGCCGCACCAAGTGTGGGTTTTGGATCTGGTTTCATTCTGCGGCCTCTTCATCTTCTTTATTCCATTGCTTTTCAAAATACTTAAATTCAATATCAAGTGCTTGATTAACTAATTCTTGTAAAGGAGCAATAAACTTAGATAACTCTTTTGGGTAAGCATATCCATTAATCTGTTCTGCGAAATGTGCGGCTCTACGCAAGGAGCCCACAAACTCTCCAATTTGATCTTTACGGCTATATTGATTTCTCATTCTGCGGTCTTTCTGTGTGTTGTTAGTTTGAGGGTATTGGCACCCACCCTCAGAGGGCGAGGAGCAGGGTTTCCCCTGCTGCCATTTTTATTTCATCTTTGCTTCTATCTTTTCTAGCGTTTCAGCAATCTTTTCTAAACTGTATGCTATGTTAAACAAGTGACTTGGTGTCTTTGTAAAATGATACTCATCTTGGCTTGCTGATTCAATTGCTTGAGCAATGTTGTCTAATGCGTCTACTAAGTTTGTTGTGTTTTCCATTTTATTCTCCTCTGTTAAATGATATAGCATTTGTCTTGCTATGTGTTTATTATACAGTCAAAAGAAAAGGACTACAAGAGTCCTTTTCTCCAATCCAAATCAAACTTGCGGAAAGTTTGGATTTCCTAAATTAACTATCCTAGATTAAAGGATAGAACTGTCGTAGTGTAATTCTACGCCATATCCGTCGTAGAGTTCTGCAACACCGTAGTGTAGAGAAGCAACAACATCAGTGGCCAAGAATGAAGCACGACGATCTGTTTCAATAGAGATATCACCAATTGTAGCGATACCTAATGCTTCACGGTGGAATACTGCACCTTTGAAATCACCAGCAGTGCCAGTGTTGGCCATGTTAGCACTTTCAAACACAGGAATACCTGCCAATGTGCCAACTAGACCTTCACGCATTGCTTGGTTAGAAACTTCGCTGAATGCGCCGCTTACGAATGCTGTGTTGCCAGTTGTGGTCAATGCAGCCTTCAAGTCATAGGCGATAGCAGGATGTAAAACGCAAGCGATACCATCTAATGGAACACCTGCAGAACGCAATTTTGCCACTGCTTGGAAAATCACAGCAGGAGTGATAGCGGCAGTGCCGTCACCCAATGCGTTTGTAGAGAAACCATCAAACAATGCCATCAAGTCAGCATCAATCTTACGAGCAATACCTTCACCAAATACACGGCCTAGGTCTGCTACTACATTAGATGCACTTGCTTGAACAGAAAGGTCAGTGACCATTGTTCTTACAGCCACTGGGCTGATAGTCATTGTTGCACCAGAAGTAGAAACTTCAGTGTTAGATACTTCATCACCTTCTGTCAAAGCGGCTGCTGAAACAGTTGGGTAGATAGGAACAGTAACAGTCTTACCTTGTCCTGCGCCTAGAGTGTAATTCTTAACGAGGCCACGCATGATGGATCTCTCGCTTGCTACAAACATTGCTTCTGCTACGATACTTGGTAACAGGTCATTTAGTGTTGTGGTTGTTGAACCAGCCATAATAATCTCCTAGTTGTTGGTTATGCGATCCCTGCTGTTTTTCTATATTCAGCATAGACCTTTCTATGTTCTGGATTTTTAAAATCCAGTTTTGTTATATCTACTTTTGATGGAGATCCCTGTGAGATATTAGATTTGGTATTGGTAGTGGCAGGGGCTGCAGAAACAAAATGCGGATTACTTGATAAGAATTCCTGCACTAGATCATCTACTCCCAATGGCTGTCCGTTATCTGAATAACGCACTGAGCCATCTTGTCCTACTACTTCAACCTCACCATCTTGATTCAATCTCACAGACTGGGCTAATAGACTCTTGACCTGTTCTGGAGCCACTGCACGATAACGGGCCGCGGCACTTAACAAGGGAGTATTGACCTTGTATTCTTTGATAATTGAATCTCTCTTTGAGATTTCAGCATCTTTTTTGGCAGCAAGTTCTTGAAGTGTTCGTTCAAACTCACCACGCTTGATCTGTTCTGCCTGTTGTTTCTTTTCCCATTCTGTTTTAATGGTTCTAAGTTCATCAGGATCACCTAGGTCTTCATATTTTGACTGAAACTTTTTCTCAATTTGAGATTTATTTCTAGCCAAAATAGCGTTGACTTCTTCTTGCGTGAATGTCTTTGCTGTCTGTGCCTGCTGTTCACCTTCTTGGGCTGAGGCAGCAGTTGCCTCTGTTGTGCCAATGTTTTGGTCGGTCATTGTATCCCTCGCCTGCTTGTGCAGTTATGTTAAGTTATTTACGCTATTTCACCTGAAATAGGCAGTAAATGTAGTTATCCTAACTTATTTCTTTAGTGATTCAGTCTGGTTCACTAACTTAGATCTCAATTCTTTGAGTTTGCTTCTGTCCTGTTGAATCAATATGCTCACTGGTGCGGCATATGGGCCATAACCTGGATATGAAAACAGCCATTCATCCTCACCATAGTTAAGTCCAGAGCAGATGGCTTCTACAGTTTCTTCTGGTGCTGAAATCACATACACACGGGCTTCATAATTGCCCAGGGGTTCTACTTGGCCTGTGTATTCTGTGATATGGATCTTGCCATTGAGATAAGCGTGATAACTCCAAGGGCACTCTGTGCGAATGCTCTTGAAGTAACTATACCAATCAACGCTTAGGTGGCTTTCTGCCTTTTCCACGACCTTGTGCCTTTTTCATTTTACGCTCCTCAGGTGTTTTAAATGTAGGATGAACTAGATTGGTGTGAGTCTTGGTAATGTATTGAACTATGTTCTGTGCCCACTTACGCAATCTTTCCCTATCCATCCTATTACGAGCCATGTTGTTTTCTACTTTGCCCAACATGGAATTACAACCTCTATGCAGAACTGATCTGATCAATCCAGTTTTATGATCGTGATCTAACACAGCATCATCTTGGATTGGCTCTGAACATAAAGCACAGAGATTGAACTGTAGACCCAATTGCTGGGATCTATATGTCTTGATCTCACTAGACTTTAGTTTCAATCTTCATCCTTGTGAACATAACCTAACTCAGCATAGCGTAGGTGTTCTGCTTCAGTGCGGGCATAGAACTCTTCACCTGTTTCTGGATTGACCATAACATGAATGTCAAAGGGTGGCTGTGCTGGCACCAATGCTGGATTGACTTCTTCACGGATCATGTCAGCATCTTCACCTAAGGCTTCTAACAGTTCATGATCAATAACCTGTAGAACTCTGGGATCAGTGGCTGCTGATTTGGCTTTGACTAGGATCTCAATGTCATTGCCAGTGTCACGGATGCTGAATGATCCAGGATATTCAATCTTACCATCCCAACTCATGCCCTGATAGTAACTATACCATTGCCAAATCTGCTCTTCAACTAATTGACAATTGTCTGCTTTTTCACTGAGTTTGGCATTCAACAACTGGAACTCCTGCTCTTGTGCTACACCACTCATTCTACGGCTTTCTGTTGAGCGGATAGATCCAGTGTTGGCCATTTTGTCAATGATGTCAGTGGCGTGTGTGATAGAAGTATAGATCTGATTGATGTCTGTTGACACTGACAGCACATAGGGTTTTAGTCCTGGATCTAGATTGTCTTCCATCTGTATGATAGCACCTGCGCCTGCTGTGGCTTCAGTGCCTGCGGTCTTGCAGAGTGCAGGGTGTCCATTGATGCGGATACTCTGCTCTACTTCACTGGTCATGTTGTAGATAAAACGCTGGATTCTAGCGATATCTGTGATGTCACTGAGTCCAATGCCTCTAACGGGGCTTTTGACATTATAGGCACAGATCGCAGGTATTTCATTAAGTGGATTTGGCTCTGTCTGCTGTTCAATCACAGTCTTACGCTCATCATCAATGACTGTGGTTACGATCTGATCTGTGAACCATTCTTTGACTGTGATGATGTTGTCATTGGCATCTTCCACATACTTGAAATAATCAAGCACATAGCGACCATTGGGCATACGCTTGTAGCGCCAATCTGTAACAGTCAATGGTGTCAATAGGTTTACATAGGGTCTAACATCAGCAGCCAATTCATCACCTTTGGTCAATGCACCTACATTGGGCTTGACTATGATGATCCATGCATGACCAAACACTGAGGACCATATGGCAGTTTCCTTCATGAATGCATCAAATGATCTGCCATCCATGTCAGCATCTTCTAGGAAACTTTTGAGCATGGGTTCATATTCAATTGAACCAAAGTCTCTGTCTGGTTCTTCACGGAATAAGAATGAGATATAGGTAGAAATCACTGATCTGCAGTGATTTTCTAAGGGCGTGGCTGCTAGTCTAGCGTCATATTCACTGGCAGTTTCGTTGACATACTTGGTCAAATAGCCACCTCTTTGCCATTCAACTCCGCCCATATAAGCATCTAGCATCTGACGCCAATGGTCACGATTCCTTTGATGCTGTGTGTTTGTTGATGTTACTAGGTTATAGATTTCTTGTAGCGTCTGATTCATTTTTATGTTCCTTATGCGGCGATCTTATGCTGCCAGCGTTTAGGCGCATAAGGATCAATCTCTCGTTGTCTCTGCACTGGCCAAATATAATCAATCATATAACCCAGTGCGTCATTCATATGATCATAGCCTGATTCTTTGTCAGGTTGTGTGGTGCCTTCTTTATAGGTCTGGCGTTCCAGTGATTCAATAGTGTATTTACAGCGTTTGGTTACGAACAGGCGTCTAACCCCAGTAGAATCACAGAGTCTTGAATTTACGGAGTTGATTCTATCTCTCACAGGTGAATGACTGTGTGGTGCTTTGACTATGAATCCTGCGTTCTGCAAGATTGTGATGTCAGTAGCACCGCCTGCTGATGTTTTTCTTTGGCGAGCGGCTGGATCAGGATAGACCCAGATCTTACTCTTTGGATATCTGCTCTTAATCTCATCCACCGTTTCTTGGGTGTTAGAAGAAAACATACGGATTTCGTCAATGACACAGAGATCTTCTCCTCTTTTAATGGCTATGACTGCTGACATTGGATCTATGTTAAAGTCCATGCCTATATATAGCGTATCAAGGTCCTGGGCTGTGGGTTCTGCATCTATGACATTCTTAGCACGATCAAATGCGTAATATACACGACCAGTATAGGTTTCAAATGTTGCTAGATATTCTTGACGGAATGTTCTTTCATCTAGATCACGCTGGGCCTGTTCTATTTCTTCTACAGGCACATTGCCACCATCTACAGTGGTGAATTGATGGCTTGACCAAGATTCTTGATCATCTACGGAATTTTGATAAAGTTCATAACTCCAATTGCCAATGCCTTTGGGTGTGCCTATGAACAGAGCCTTGCCTGCTTTGTCTGATAATGTAGGTCTAAGTGTTTCAAACCATGCTTCAGGGTCTATGTCAGCAAACTCATCAAGCACAATAAAATCAAGGCCCACACCACGCAGGCTGTCATAGTTGTCAGCACCTTTGAGTGCTATTGTTGAACCATTTTTTAGATATAAGGTCAGTTCTGTTTCATTGTGACGGCTGACCCAATTTAGATCCTGCAGTCTATTCTTGAGTTTACGCCATACAATGTTTTTGGCCATTTTATAACTAGGTGCCACATACCAGCATTCTTTATTGGGTTCTTTGGCGTGAAAGGCCAGTTCACGGATGGCTAGATGTGTTTTGCCAAAACGGCGACCTGCTACTACCACACGAAAACGGTGCGAATCACTGGCTATCTTCTTCTGGGCCGGTGTCAGCATCTTCTTTCCATGGTAGGGGTTGGTTGGCTTCTGTGTTCTGCGGATTGTCACTCATGCCCAGCATATTCTTAGCAAGGAATATCTGTAGAGCCGCATTGCCGTTCATGGCATTCTGTAGCATGGCCTTGCGTAGAGCCGCTTTTAAATCTTGGCGGCCCTTTGCAATGGTTTCACTAAAGTTGTATCTTAAGGTAGAATATTCAATGTCAAACCAAGTGGCTATCTCTTGATCAGTGCAGCCTAATGCGGCCAATTTATAGATATCTTCTGGAACCACTATCTTCTTGCGTAGACCTCTGCCTACTTCATAGCCAAATACTTCTATGGCTTTGAGTTGTTTGGGCTTGTTGCCAGTCTTAGAAGGATCTCTGGGTTCTTCAGGTGGTAAGGCTATGACCTCATATTCAGGTTGTTGTGATTCCATAACTTTATTTATAAAGTCTGATCATTCACAGTGAATAATGACCCAAATTACACTGAAGCGTAGCGTTTCTGGACCTGTATCTTAAATGATCTGCGATCTAATTTGGCATTGTCAGTGGTTATGGCTGCTGTGATTACATAGGTCTTGCCCTCTGTGCCGCCACTGATCTCTGCATAGGTCATG